AGTAGAGAAGTCTGGCATAAAACTAAAGGTATTTCAATAACCGTAATAATATTACTTGTTGTCAACATTATAACAACTGTATGGTGGGCTGCAACATTGACAAATGATGTCAATAGATTAAAGCATGTTGCAGGTGAATATAGTATAGTTATCCCAAAACTAACAGAGCGAATAATTATACTAGAAGCTGTAACTGGTGAATATCAAAACGCACTAGGTCGCATTATACAGATAATTGACAAACTTGAAGGTAATATTACTAGAATTGATAGAATACAAGCAACACGGAAGAATAGTATTCATACGCATAAAGGAAACTAAAATGGACTTGAAAAGGGATGAGATAAAATATGTAAGAGATATTTCTAAAAGTGCATATAAAAAAGCAAATGCTTGTTATATATGTGGTAAGGAGGAAGATTTACAATTTCATCACTTTTATTCTATGACTTTGCTATGGGCAAGGTGGAAGAATATTGAAAATATTACAATTAATAGTGTAGATGATATATTAGAAAATCGTGATATTTTTAAAGAAAAATACCATGATGAAATATATAATAAAACTATTACATTATGTAAATATCACCATATGGATAGACTCCATAAGGTATATGGAAAAGTTCCAGCACTTATAACTGCTGAAAAGCAACAACGCTGGTGTGACAAACAAAAAATTAAATTTCAGGAGAAATTAGAAAATGCCAATACAAAGCAAAAGTAAAGATAAACTTATTGTAATGAAAGATAAAGTAAGTAAAGAGGCAACAGCAGTAGCACTCGTAGGTGCATCAGCTATATTAGCCACTACTACAAATTCACTACCAGTTTATGATGAAAATGGTGATATATTAGGTTATATTGCATTATTTGATACTGCAACACTATTATAAGGGAGTATTTCTATGAGTGTGAGAAGTTGGCTTGTTGAAAAGCTAAATCCAGCTCAGCCAGAAATATCTGATGATTTTGGGAGTGATATATATCCTTCTATAGATCATTATAATAATCAGAAGGCTTACAACACAGTTGGAACTGTTAGTAGGGGTGTAGACATAATTGTTGATGCTGCTGCTGACATAAAGGTCGATGTAGGTGAAATACAAGATTGGTTTACTTCAGAAACAAGGATACGAAAGAAAAAACTAACTCAGTTACTTACATTTAGACCAAATCCGTATCATAGTGCAGATGTATTCTTTAGGAATATATATACAGACTTAATACTAGAAGGAGATGCATTTATATACTTTGATGGTGCATTTTTGTATAACCTACCAGCATTAAAGACTGAAATTATTACGGATAAGAAAACATATATAAAAGGTTTTAAATATGGAAATGTTGATTTTAAACCTAATGAAGTTATACATATAAAAGAGAATTCTGGAGATTCAATTTATGAAGGAAAATCTAGATTAGACTCTGTTAAATCAAATATTAACTTACTAACAAGTATGAATGAGTTTCAAAAGAACTTTTTTGATAATTCAGCAATACCTGGAATTATTTTACAAACACCAAATCCTTTATCGGATAGGGTTAAAGATAGAATGGTACAGCAGTGGATGTCAAAATATAATCCACGAAAGGGTGGTAAGAGACCTTTAATATTAGATGGTGATTTTAAAGTTGAATCATTATCAAAATATAACTTCAAGGAATTAGACTTTTCTGAAAGTATAGCAATACAAGAAAATGCAATACTAAAAGCCTTAGGAGTTCCACCAATATTATTAAATTCTGGAAATAATGCTAATATTAACCCGAATTTAAGAATGTTTTATATAAACACAGTAATGCCATTAGTAAATAAAGCAATACAAAGTATAGAATATTTCTTTGGTTACGATATTAAACCAATATCACAAGATGTACTAGCATTAAGACCTGAACTTAGGGATTCTGCAAATTATTATAGTACATTAGTAAATGCTGGTATTATAACAAGAAACGAGGCTAGATCAGAATTGCGTTATGAAGATTCTGATACTGAGTTTGCAGATGATTTAATACTTCCAGCTAATATAGCAGGATCTGCAGTTAATGCAGGTAATGGTGGTAGACCACCAGAGGATAACAATGAAGATTAATAAAAATATGCAACTAACATCAAATTTTGTAATTAAAGCTATGGATGATGATGAAGAAAAAGAAACCATTAAGATTGAAGGTTTCGCTAATACTACTAGTAAAGATAGGGCCGGTGATGTAATTCTTGAAGAAGCTTGGACTAAGGGTGGGATGGATAATTATCTACAAAATCCTATTGTTCTTGCTTTTCATAATCATGAAAGACCTATTGGTGAAGTTACAGACTATAGTGTTAATAATAAAGGTTTACGTGTTGTAGCAGAAATCAGCAAAGCTGCTGGTGATGTTTATAACTTAGTAAAAAGTGGAGTATTAAAAGCTTTTTCAGTAGGGTTTAGGGTCAAAGATGCCGACTATGATCCTGAGACAGATATCTTTGTAATAAAAGATCTAGAACTATTTGAATTATCAGTAGTTAGTGTTCCAGCAAATGCCGAATCTATATTTTCTGTTAAAAAGTCTTTTAAAGATGACAATGAGTATGATGAATTTAAAAATTCATTTAATAAAACACAGGGTACTAATAAAGATTTAGAAGTACCTGATAGTAAAGGAGAAAAAACTGTGGATAAAGATGAAATTCTTTTAACACCTAAAGAAGTTAAAAAATTACAAGATGACGCTATTGCTAAAGCATTTGCTGATAAAGCAGCAGAAGATGCAAGAAAAGAAGAAATTTCTAAACTTGCAGCAGCAGCAGGCACATCTGGTGCAGAACGTTTAATTAAAGAACTTGAGGATAGACTTCAAGATAAAGAAAAAACTATTACAGATGCTGTTGATAGTTTAAAAGTAGAGCTAAAAGAAAAGCAAGAAGAGATTTTAGCATTACAAACAAATAAAATGTCATTTGATGATGGTCGTAATAATAGAGAAGTAGCACAATCTGAAATTGATAAGTTTGTATTAACAGCTAAGATTATGAATAAGTCTATTGATCAATTAGATTCATATAAAATGTATGTAGAAAAAGTAGGTGCTCACTTAGGTGGAATGACTACTCCTGCAGATTGGGAACAATTATTCTCAACTAATCTATATTCAGATATGCAAGATAAATTAGTATTGGAACCTTTATTTAAGAATAGAGTAACAATGAATAGTAGAACATTAGTATTCCCATATAATCCAGAAGCTGGACATGCATCATGGGTTGCTGATACTTCATATAATTCTTCAAATGGAGATTCTTCTGGTGTTGCTAGAACTCATACACCAGCAGATAATTTATTAAAAGCTGAGAAGTTAGCTTCTAAAGAGTATTTAGGTTATGAAGAAGAAGAAGATTCTATTATTGCTATTGCACCAATCGTAAGAAATGCAATCGTACGTAGAATGGCTCGTACAACAGATACTGAATTACTACGGGGTAATCTTGGTGTTGAAACAGTTGCCGCTACTACAGGTCTTTCACTTATTAATGGTGTATCAGCTTTTGCTAATGCAAATGCTGCAACTATAGTACAAGCTGGAGCTTTTGGGCCTGCTAACCCAGTTACAGTAGCAGACTTACAATCTACTCGTAGAAAAATGGGTAGATATGGTCTTAATCCTAGTGAAGTAGTATATATAGTTTGTGAAAGTGCATACTATGATCTATTAGATGATCCTGATTTCCGTACTATGGATTTAGTAGGTGCTAATGCTACAATCTTAACTGGCCAAATTGGTACAGTTAATGGTTCTCCAGTAGTTGTTTCAGATTCATTTGCTACTCCAGCACTAAGTACAGTAGCAGCTGTTGCATTAAATGCAGAAAACTACTTATTTGGTGAATTACGTGGTATGATGGTAGAACGTGACCGTGATGTTGCAAACCAAAAGAACCTTTTAGTTGCTACTCGTAGATTTGCTTTTAATGAATTAATACCAGGAGCTACAAGCTCTGCATCATTAATTTACCCAGCAGCATAATCTAATTAAGAAACACAAGTATCCCTTCTTAGGAATACTTTTGAGCTGCTTAATTTGGCTAAGGTATGGGGGCTTTTTGCCCCCTACCCTTTTTAAGGATAGTAATGGCAATT